AAACACTCATTTTGGGCTTTAAGAGCATCACGCAACACTCAAGAATTTCTTAAAATTAACGGTTTTATGTAATACAAGTGCAAAAACTAAACCAACGGGGTGCAAGCCCCATTTCTTAGGATGAACAAGATGAAAATTAAACTTACAAACTCATTTCACAAAACCGATGTATTGATTACCTTGCGTAGTCCTTTCATGTCGGAAGGTCAGCGTCAAAAGTCTTGGAAACAACTTTGCGGCTATCGTGGTTGCCAATGTTCGCCTATGACAGGTATGCACGGTGAGCAACCACTTGGCACGACCGTCCTTGGTCAAGAATATGATGCGCTTGGACGTTTAATGCCACGTTTTTTATTTAAAGGATGAACACGATGAAACATGACATTAACGAACTCACAAACGATGGCAAGCGTACTTTGCTGCGTATGTTGTGTGACGAACTAACAACTGAGGAAATTAACCGTTTAGTTGAGCCGTATGCAAGACGCTTAGAGCTAGACGAAATGGGTGAGCCATTTATATTTATCTATGCAGATCAAAGCGAAATTGGACGTACACAAAAGTTATGGATTGACGTTAACGATGTTGTTACACACACAATTGATACGGATGATTAAAATGAAAAATACTAATTTCTTTGTAAGCGAAAACAACAACCTTAACCGTGACAATTACGGTTATTTGCCTAATCACTCGCATTCAAACTGGACGTTGCGGACTAATCGTGTTGGCAGTTGGAGTGTGGCTTGCGGTAGTTATGAACCGGACAGCGACAAGATACCGCTGTCGGCTTGGTTTGGCGCAGCTCTTGTTGTCGGATGTATCTTCCTAGCCCTTTTCCTGTGAGCCAACATGAATAAAACAGAAGCAGTATTAGCTCACCTCAAGAAACGCCCTATAACGTCTTGGGAAGCGATAACAGCTTACAAGGCTACTAGGCTAGCAGACATCATCTTTAAACTGCGTGGGCGTGGTTTAAACATCTCTACTGAGCTTGTTGAGAATGGCTCTGTCAGATACGCACGTTATCGGCTCTCAAAGTAACTTATAATCTTTGAATACTTCATTTGTCGGTCATCCAAGCCGTGCAAGCCTCCGTTGATTCTACGGCACATACCTTGTACGTCTTGGGCATCCGCTAGAGTATTTAGCTTATTGACTGACCAGAACCATCCCGCACTTTCGGCTGCATACTTTGGTTGTTCGACAATCTCAGGCTTAGTTAGGGCTTCGTTATCGCAAGCCATACTGTAAGCAACGTAATTATTTTTACCTGTAAGCTGAATCAGACCTCTGCCAATGTACCTAGCACCGTCACCAGACGCTTCGTTACCGTTGCCCATACGATCACAGTAGGCACGGTTGGCAATCTTCTCAGGGTTCATAGCGTACTGGTTAGCAATCTCTAACGTAGGGAAGCGACTAGACCATACCCGCATAAGACTTGCTGCGGAGTAATGCAGATTCTCTTTAACAAACTTAAAGCCACCAGATTCGTGCGCTGTGTTACTTAAAAACCCTGCAATGCGAAACGGGCTATCAATAGCAAACCGTTCGCACGTTTCATTTAATGATTCTGCCCATTTAGCGGCTAACTCAGGTGTTGTGATAGTGCAAAGCATTGACTCGGTAACTAAGCTCATTTAGAACGCTCCTGTTGTTTAATAATCCATTGTTGTAAAGATATTAATTGCTGCGTTGTTTCAGCGCAAAGTCCAGCAAGTCGGCTGTCGGAGGCAAGGTCATCAGCTCTGGTGGTGGTATTGGATGCGCCGGACACTTTACCGCTACTGGGACTACATTGGCGCACCCGACCAGAGTACTGACTACGCAAATTAGCAATGCGAGCTTCATATTCATTTTTAACCCCTTCCGTTATAACTTCAGCAATCTCAACTGCGCTTTTATTTGCCGCCTCTTGTGCTTCGCCAATAGACTTGACCTCTGCAACGAATAACAAATGCTTGTCACGCATCGTATCGTAGCCCTTCCAGTATGCTAGACCTAGCACAATCACAATAACGGCAATCTTGGCGTAGAGAATCATTTTGTACTCGCTAACATTCGTGCGGCAATTGTTAACATAGCTCTAGCCCTATCCAGATCAAGCGGAGCATCTTTGTACATCACGGTAATCTGTCCAATGAAAGATGTATAGTCCGGCGGTATGCTTATTCGGCATCCAAACGTACCGCCTTGGTCTAGATACCAGATACCTGCCTCAGACTGAGGCGTTGAGTAGAACCCGCAAGGTGTCTGCCCTGCCATCAAATCTACAACATCGGCGTTGTTTGCGTGGTTAGATGTAAACAGACCAATGTTCTCGCTTTCAAGATTCTTAGCTCTTTTCCCGTCACGGTTCTCAGCACGAACAATTACACGCTTATTGAAAATAGTATCTACAGACATAATTGCTACAGCGACTACGTTCGGGTCTTTCATTAGTAGCTGAATCGCATCGTCAAAGCGGCTGGAGTTCAGTTTTGGCAATGCGTTACTTTTCTCGTATACGCCAAGTAGAAATGTTTTATTGTCGTAAATAAAATACCCAACGTATCCAAGCACACCGAGCAATAAGACTACAAACAACTTAAAAGGTGAATCAATATATGACAACACACCCATTAAAGTGTCTTTGGTGTCTTTATTTTCCATGAGTGTCATCGTAGGTGGCAAATCCAAAGTAAGACGCTACAACAGCCCCTATAAACCCGTAGAAGGGCAATGCTATATCGCCGAGTGTTGGTGACTCTGAGGCAAGGATAAGCAAGGGAAACAGCAAACCAGACAGCATAGACAACCATGCCATCTTGCGTCTGTTCTTCCAACGGTCTACGGGCGTTTCCAAAACTCAGTCCACAAGATAGCCACCGCTGAACCAAAACCAATGAGCCAGAGTACAGGTTTGATTAGTTTGCCAATAAAATCTAGGACAACAAACGCACCACGTGCAGATTCAAATGCCGACACAACGTCCTTAGTGTCCTCGCCAATTTTGTCTACCTTAGTTTCCACAGCAACAAGACGATCGTAAATCTCTCGGTGCGATATTTCTTTTTCCATGATTAAGCCCAGATACGCATTGGATACGGCTGTGGATCAATACTAAACGGCATTAGCGGCTCTGCGTTCTCGCCTTCTACTACTCTGACGTTAACGAACCAACCATCGTAAGGCACAGGCTCAGGTGGCGGCTCTGGTAGTGGGTCAGGCTGTGGCTCGTAGATTACGCCGATTGTGTCGATGTTCTGATAGTTAGGCGTGGTGTAAGCCTCAACGATTATTACGCCTTCCTCGTCTACTTCTTCAGGATGCACGGTGTAAAGGATCGAATCGGCTTCGGCTTGGTCTGCGAATTTTAAATATAAATCTGTGTACATAATTAGTCCTTAAGCAGTTACTAAATCACCAGACGCAATCCAAGAGGGTGCGTCATCAGGGTAGCTTGGGTCTACAGCCATCATTGCTGTTTCGCCGACATAGATACTTGTGTCATCTTCAGTCAGTTCGTGCATTGGAACAAACTTAAACACCTTGCCGTTAAGCTGTAAGGCTTCTGGCTTAATCTTCCAGTCATTACGGAGTTGCACTTTCATTTGTTGGGTGTTCACGCTTAGCCCTTAATCCATTCGTTGTCACCAAAGTGCTTGGTCATATATTCAGTTTTATCATCTTCAGTAAACCATTCGACCGTGGCTACGCTTCTGCCCATGTCGTACTTTACCATCGCCGCTTCTGCAAAGGCTTTTGCTTTATCAAGCGTATCTGCTTGCCCTTCAGCAGCGGTGTTCTGAGAAGCGTTACAGAACACATTCCAAGTAATTATGTCGACATTCATTTTTGTTCCTTTAGATAAGTGTCTATTGCTCTGCGTATGATTTCCGCTACAGACAAACCCGTTCGCTTGGACTCCGCTTGAAGTTTGGCTAGGGCTTGTTCTGGTAAATGATAGTTGACTCGTTTCATACACACATTATACACACTTATCTATGTCTGTTCCTTTAACCTGTAAGAGCTTGAAGATTGGTGTTGCTTAGGCGGATGGGGTAGTAGGCTATCTTTTTGATTGTGCCGTTTAGAAGTAAAGTATTATTAAATTCCGATCCAATATTTATTTGGCTAACAATTGGAATTAAACCATCTATATCGGTAACAACAGCATTGCCGTTTGCAGAGGCAGAAAAATCGTTTGTTTTATATGCCCCAATTATTTTGCCGAATATTCCTGTCGCAAATTTTGGCGAAGCAGTAATAGTTGCTTGAATAACGGTATTTGTACGAACAAAAAACTTTTCACCTACAGCGCCTTCCCCATATAGAGCAATTTGATTTTGATTTGTGTTTGCATTGATAGATAATGCGAGTGGATTGTTTGTCGCTGTGGAGGCATGATTATATTCACTATAAATAGTCCCTTCAGCTTGGTTATACCACTGGCTGAAATTCGTCCCTGTCATGATCGCACTATCAGCGGCACGGGTGACTTGACTGGCTACTGTTGGGATGTAGGACGTTGGGAAGGCTAAAGATTCAACTTGAGCGCCCCAAATGTAAGCGCCGCCAAATCCATCTCCAGCAAAAGAAGTAGTTCCGTTTGCGTTAGTGCTCCAAACAACCATTTGATTTGAAGCACTTGTCATAACAATTGAACAACGATACCAGCCATTACCCACTGCCGTAATAGTTCCAGTACAGCTTGTCTGTGTTCCTACTGTCCCGTTTAGTACATCAAACCATGCAAAACCAGTTCCTTGAACAATAATCCAATTATAACCCGCAGCTTTTGCATAAACAGTTATAGCGTTATTTGCCGCTGATGCGGTAAAGGTTTGTAGAGCTTTATGCTCTCCACTTGTTGTGTTTGCAATTAATTTATCGCCAGTCAAAGTACCGTCTGGAGCGATAATAGTGTTTGCTGTTACGGTTACATTTGTTTTAGTCCAAGCCGCATTATCAAACTGCTCCGAGTACGTCACCAAATTCGTACTCTGCTGCTCAATCAACAGACCCAAGCTCTCGAAAGTCGTGGGGTTGTGATCGAACCGTGCCACGCCTGATGCGGCTGTCTCTAAGACGGGGATGTAGTTAGTGACGGGTTGGGTTGTCGTGGGTGTGTAGGCGGTGATTGTGGAGCGTTGTTCTAGCTGTGCGCCCCAAATGTAATTTTGTAAACTTGTCCCTGTGTAAGTAACAAGACCAGAAGATCCTGCTAAAGGAGCTGTTGCTGTATTAGAATTACCAATAATTAGTGATGCTGAAGCAGTGCTTCCAGAAGTAAACACGAGAACGCATCTAAACCAGTTATTTCCAACAGATGCAATTGATGTTGAAACAACACCCCAACCAGACCCCACGGCAGATGATGACGCAACTGTTCCCGCTGATACGTCAAAAATAGCTGATGCAAATAAAGAACCACCATTATTTACCGACAAAGTAACATATTGTCCCGTATCTACTTTAGCAAAAACACTTAATGAGTAGCTAGTTCCAGTTACCAATGCAATTGTTCTAAAAATCGCATGAAAAGAAGTGCTAGTTCCTTCATTTATTGTATCGGCAGTAGTTGTGCCATCTGGAGCAATAGTGCTATTTGCTGTTACAACCACGCTGTTCTTTGACCAAATACTGACGTCAAACTCTTGACTATATGTAAACAAATTCTGCTCCGCCAACGCTGTGCGTGTGCCGTAGTATGTACCTGTGGTTGCACGGGCGAAGGTGATGCGTGGATCAAGTGCTTGGACGTTTGCGAAGTCAAGCAGCAGCGAGGGCGAGATGGCTGGGAAGTTCTGTGCGATGCTCATGGGTTATCCTAGACCAATTTAATGGTGTACTGTGTGCCGGGGGTGCTGGAGCGCATAGACACCAAATTGCCTGAGCTGCCAGCAATGCTTAAAGCCCTAACCGATGTAATGGTGCTTGCAGGTAAAGTAATCTGTGATGCGGTTGCGTTGGTATTAGTCATGTCAGCAAACGTGTTTGCACCAGTAATCGTAAGCGTTCCTGCACCACCTTGGTTAAGCGCAAATGGGTAAACACCACCGCCACCAGCAAAGGTCTTAGCTGTTGCCAAATCCATGCTGATCGTGCCTGTTCCGCTAAAGGTCAAACCTGTAGTCGTTGCTGTATAGCCGCCGCCGTTAACCGCAAGCCTACCGTTCGTTCCTAAGTTTAAAGTGCGGGTATTAGAGTTAGAGGAACTAAATATTCCCGTAGTAAATACCTTACCGTTGACATTAAGCACCCCATTGGTCAGCGTAAATTGACGAGTAGAACCCATCGTCAGGTTGTCTTGTAACTGGACAGTACCGCCTACTCCATTTTGGGTAATGGGAAAGTCTAGTGTTTTGCCGTTGGTTGTGACTAATTGAGTGCCTGATGTGGCTGCAAAAGTAATTGAGCCTGCTCCAGCATTTAATGTCATACCTGTGCTTAAAGTATAGTTACCAAAAACAGATTTAGCAGTACCCGCTATTGTTCCAGAAAAACCTGTGTAATTTACAGACCTGTAAACACAATTAGTGCTATCAATTAAGGTGTAAGTTCCAATAGTGTAGTTAAAGTTTAACGCTTGCAACTCAGTCAGTAGCCCTGTATTAATGGTGGTGGAAGTAGCTGAGTTGTTGGAAATGTTTACGGTTGGTGTTCCTGTATAACTAAAGTTTGTAGGTGTGGCAGTAGTCCAAGCAATTCCACTTCCAGTCGTTGTAATGTTCCCTGTACCAAACGCTATGACTCTTGTGTTTGTATTGGTCGAGCTAAATGTAAGACACGTTAATGTCCTGTTGCCGCTAGATAAGTCTAGTGTCCCGCTAGTCAACGTAACCGTAGCCGAGCAAGTTGCATTCTCTGCTAACTGTAGTGTTCCGGTTGGGGATTCTATAGTAAATGGAGGTGTAAACGTAGCGGTGTTGGTATCTAAAATCTGCGTAGTGCCTTGACCGTTAAATACCCAAGCGGCTGTACCAGTCATTGTGACAGCAGAAGATAGCGTTACGTTTTTATAAATGCTTGCTTGAAAAGAACCGCTGGCAAATGTCATTGGTAGAGTTCTAGTAGAAATATCTAGTTCTCCAAACCAATAGACAGCAAGTGAAACAGAAATTGAAGCGGCTGAGTCAAGACCTGTGTTTTCAATAATTACTTTGTCTTGCGCTAGTGGAAAGTTATTTGCATCAACAGCACCACCAGACGATAATGCCCAAGCGGTAGCCGTCCAAACACCACCCGCAGCAAGATTCCAATAAACGTCTTTAGCTGCGTCAAATGTAATGTTGCTATTGTTTAATCCATTACCAAGCCGAGTACCTGTCCAAGTGCCAACAGAACCAGCAGTTGCAATATCTCTAAAGTCACAATCAGCTAAAGTAGCAAGCGTTCCATTAAGAGTAATGGTGCGCTGCGTTCCAATGACGCTGGACTGTACCTGTATTCTGCGAATAGAAGTATTTGCTGCGCCTAGAGTTAGCGTTCCAGATACAGTTTGATTGTCACCTAAAGAAACAACTCTTGTTCCAGTAGCACTTCTGCTTGTTTGGGTTAAGTCATTAAAGGTATTTGCGCCAGTAATAGTTGTTGTTCCAGAAGCGGCAGATGTAAACGATACATTATAGAAAGTCTGTCCACCGCCAGTAAATGCCGAGGATGCGCTAGAACAAACAATAGATGATGTGCCAGCGTTAAATGTAAGCCCTGCTGTTTGTGAAAAGGTAATAGGTGCGGAACTAGATAATGTTACGGTAGAAGAACCTAAGTTAATTACTTGTGTTCCTACTGTAGTAACCCTAAAAATTCCGCCAGTTATATTAAAATTACCAGTATTAAATGTTCCATTAGCAATTTCAAACGCATTATTTCCACCATAAGTCAACGCCGAACCTAAAGTCCATGCGCCGCCAACACCATTTAATAATGTGTTTGTAGAACCTAATGAAACGCCATTAGTAGTAATGGTTTTGCCCGTAGTGGTTGATCTAAAAGCTAACGTACCGTTAGCGCTTGTCCAAGTACAGTTAGCGGCTGGCAACGTCATTGAGCCATAGCAATCTATTCTTGCCGTAGCAGCCAAAGAAAATGTGACAGCCCCCGTAAGCGGAGCAGCAACCGTTAAGTCCTCACAGACAGCGTTCGTTCCTACGGTGACTGTGTATAGTGTTGCGTTAGACAGCGAATCAAAGATGACATTATCAACAGACGTAGGCGCAGAAGCACCACCAGCACCGCCAGTAGAGGCAGACCAGTTTGTAGTTGTGGTCGCATCCCAAGTACCTGTGCCGCCTACCCAATAGCGATCAGCCATTATTCTTCTCCCTTAATCATACAAAAGTCCATCCGGTGTTATTGCCGCTGTTGGTGCTGTTTACCGCAACGCCAATCGGCTGTTTTGCAGTCCCTTCAAACGAACAATCTTGCAAACTTACAAAGTTGACACTTACTGGCAGTAAACCAAAAACAGCGGCATAAAGAGCATTGATTTGATTCTGAAGATAGACTATTACTTCATTACCCTGATACGCCAATGCGCCAAGATATTGATTAAGCGGAACTTCATTGGGTGCTGTACCGATGTCGTTTTGGACTACAACAGGAGAACCGTTTTCTTGTAACGTAGTTGGATTAAATGTACCGCCTGTAATAATTGGTGCTGTAAGGGTTGGAGATGTGCCAAACACTAACGCACCTGTGCCTGTTTCATCCGTTACGGCTGCGGCTAGGTTGGCTGATGTTGGCGTACCTAAAAAGGTTGCTACGCCTGTCCCAAGTGCTGTGATGCCTGTACCGCCGTTTGCAGGTGGAAGCGTTCCAGTTACCTGAGTGGCTAAGTTAACGCCCGACAATGCGCCACCTAGCGTAATGTTGCCGCTTGTGGTGACTGTTCCCGTTAAGGTAATACCGTTAACCGTTCCCGTGCCGCCTACGCTTGTAACCGTTCCTGTGTTGCTTGTTTTGTTGTTAAATGTATTCCAATCGGTGCTAGTCAAGTATCCATTGACCGCTGTGGTAGCCGCTGCCATTGAGATTGCAGGTGTTGTACCGCCACTAGATACTACTGGTGCTGTGCCTGTAACGCTTGTAACCGTGCCTACGTTGACCGAGCCACCAAGGGCTGTAGAGCTTCCGTTAATGGTAATTGCAGAGTTAACTAATTTAGAGTTAGCGATAGAGCCTGCAAGCATTGTATTGGTAACAGTTCCGGTGTCTGTTGTGTAGACTCCGTTGGTAACTGTCCCTGCGTTACCGTTGACACTTATAGACCATGTACCGCTTGCGCCTGTTCCTGTCGGTGTTGGTGGTGTGTAGCCTAACGCTGTGGTTACGTCTGCCGATGTTAATGTAACTACACCGATTCGAGTATTAAACGACACCACTCCGCTTGCAATAGCAGGCAGTTCTACTAACTCCGTTGTTCCGTCTGTGTAAGTAAACTCAAGAAAATAATTAGGAGCAATAAAAACAATGCCTACGCTTTCAATGCCGACACCTGATACGCCACGATCAATCGTTATTGTTTGTTGAGCAGTTGGAGTAACTTCAACATTGATATTATTGCCGTCTTGAACGGTTACATTTAAATTTGCCATGACTAACCTCAGTTCACAATTGCGTCAGAACGGACAAGAAACAACAAAAATATAATGTTGTCCTCTGCCGGAGTTGTTCCAGCCGCAGGAAAGCTGATCTTAATTCGACCACTAAATCCTGCGCCGTTAATTGAGGCAATGTCTAATTCTGGGTCGTTGGCAACTAATGCCCAAGCATCCGCATCAATGACTAATGTAAATGTTCCGTTTGCGTCTACTCGATTGGTAATCGTCAACGGTACTGCTACTGGTGGTGGGCTGTAGTCTGAGATGTCAAAGGTCAAACCGTAACGGCTATCTTTAACATTAGTTAAAAGCCTGCGGATGATCTGTGCATTGATGGTTGCGCCTGTCAGGTTAACCGGAGTAGCCCCGTTAGTAAATGACAGATTCCAAAATGTACGCTGTTGGTAGACAAGCTCACCCGCAATAATGGGGTTGTCAAAACCACTCACTTGTGTGAGGGTTGCTTTATTAAATACTGGCATGATTTATCCTTTACTTGGCATTCCCGTCTATGTACTCACAGCGGGTTTATCATGTCTTGTCTGTTTATTTTATTAGGATTTCATAATATAAGCTAGTGCGTAATAGGGTGGAAGGTTAGCATTTGTGCCTGATGAACCTTGGGTTGCAACAGTAATAGCGTGGTTATGGTCTGCGCTTACTCCTGCGGTAGAGCCGTTTACAGCGTGAACGTGGTCACCACCTGCATCAGCCGTTGGTGCAAAATTTGTTGCACTAGCCGATCCTGCGGTATTAAAAACTTGAATGGCATCAAATACATCCCTTTGTGTTCCACTAAGGCTATCATAATTTTGAATGCCGTGATTGTGGTTTACGCTAGCTGTACTCGTATTAAAGTTCATTGTATGAACGTGGTTTACTGACTGATTACCCGCCGTAGCCGTGTGTGTATGACTAACCACAATAGCGTCAGCCGAGCCACCAGAAGCACCCACCGCATACGCACCGCCTGCCATTACAACAAAGCGGTTAGTCAGGTTTGGAGTGCCGTTTGTCCCATCACAAATAAACCAACCCGCAGGAATGGAGGCTATAGAGCCTGACCACATAATGATACCGCCAGTTGGGACGCTAAACGCCGAAGCAGCAACGCCAAGGTTAGTCCTTGCACCTGACTGTGTGGTCGCTCCTGTGCCGCCGTTTGCAATAGGAACAGCATTCACCAAACCGTCTGAAGCGTCAAGCAATCCTGCGCTTGTTAGGTTATTGGCAAGCTGCGATAAGTTATATGCTTGTGTCATTATGCTGCTCCGATTCGTGCAAATGTTTGCTGATTAAGCAAGGTAACGTCATTTTGGTAAGCAACCGCTAGAGTGTAGCCAGTTGAATAAGGCGTGTAGTCGTAACCTGCGCCTTTGGGAAGCAATGCGCCATTTGCGTAGATTTGCATTGCTAATGGATTGTTTGGAAAATTGTAAGGTAATAAACCAATAATTGTATAAGCAACCGTGTTTGTAATGTTGCTACAAGGTATGCCTAAGTTGTTAGGTGCAAACAAAATTAACTCAACCTTACCTGTGACTGGTGCAGGAAAGCCGCTAAACGTATTAGTTGCTAGGTCATAATCAACTTCGTTAAATTGTGCGCCATTAACGTAAATTTGCTCAAAGCCGCTTTGCACTCCGATAAGTGTCGGTGTAAGGCTGTTTATAGCAGTTACATCAAATTCATATCTAACAAAAGGTTTGTACTCTGCGCCTGTTGCGGTAAAGATATATATTGAATCGCCTACAGTAGCCTCAGTTGGCGTTGCTGTAAACGTGATAACTTTAGTAGACATGTTTACTGTTGCAATTGTGTAGACCGTTGGTGCGCCTGTATTGGCAAACGTCAATTGATCTCCGGCTGATAACGCTTGGAATGGCAATCCGGTGTACGTAACACTTGCTCCGCCTGATGCAACCGTGATACCCAACGCATCGTATGTATCCAATGCACTAACTACTCGCATTGCTATAACCTCGACTACCTCACCAACAACGCAAGCGGTATCCAAAACAATTGTTGACGTTGTTTCCGTGTAGTCAGAAGTCGGCAATAAAACACCGTTCTGGAATACTAAAGCCTGTCCGAGAACGTGCGTGACTGAAAATGAAGTCTGTCCTGCCGTAGCCGTAAAGACGTAATCAGAATAGAAAAAATCATCCTCTGCCGAGAATCCGATAACCCTGCCGTACACATCGATGGTCAATGTGCTTGGTGATAAACTTTGAGAATATACGCCGTTACCAAAGTTTAGGAATTTTTGAAGCGACACAACCATCGTGCCTTGTGTGTTGTTAGTTACGCTTAGTAGCCCGTCAGCACTAGAAATGGATGACGTACCTACCTTGGTAAGCTGTCCTGTGCGAGCATCTAAGTCAATGACGTTTGTTCCGTCTGGCAATCCTGACCACAAGGTAGGGTCATATACGCTTGTTTCGGTTGGAACGAAAGCACCACCAATACCCGCTGTCGCTGCGTTATCAACAGCAAAAGTAAACTTTCTATTATTACGGTTTGCAAAGATAACAAAGTTGTCTGTTCCAAACGCTTCTGGCACGGCTAGATACCATGTGTAATCAGCAGCGACTAGACTTGGGTTTGCTGAATTGCTGTTTGCCAATCCGTAGTAAGTCTTTGTCCGTGGGTTTAAGCTAAATCCTGCGCCCACATTACTTGTTCCATAAGCAACCAAAACGTACCTATCTACATATTGAAAAGTCTGTGGTGTCCATCTTAGTAATGTGCTTGCAGGGCTATAGTTAGACTTGCCTAAACTGTTGACCATGCGTGAAAAGAAATACCAGTTACCCGCAGGAATGTTTACAATGAACGCCGTTGGGATGACTGCACCCGCAGGGTAGGGGTTGCCGCTTGATTGAACTTGTGTAGTCCCTGCAAATACTCGTTGATCTTCGTTTGGAAATTGAAACGCTGAATACCAGATTTCAGAGTATTGAACAATGCCAGATGTCGGTGTAGTTATATCAACCGAGATATAAGGCTCTGCCGCAAACCGTCCTGCATCCGTTGCTATTGGCGTTGGGATTGTGCCAAAGAATAAAGGGCTGCCAATACCTGTGTTAACCGATGGAGTAAATTGGGTAATGTTTACATCGTCAAAAACCGCAGGGTTAAACTCACTCATAGCCAATTTGACAATAATTGCGCCATCATCTGTAAATGTTTGGTTAACTTTGTTTAGTCTAAATAGTTTATCCGTCCAACCGTAGCTAGTGTTAGTAACCGTTACGATGTCACCTGCATCAAGCTGTATCCCAATGTAGTTAGTGTCTGCCTGAACAATCAAATCTTCTCTTGCAGACTTTAAAACTCGGTTGGCAATGTACTGCGCTTGGACGTTGTTATTCACAAACGGCAATGATAAAGATATTTTATTAACTGGCTCGTTAGGATATAAAAGGTTTGGAGCAATCTGCGCTAAGTCAAAATTGGACGCATTAAAAGCATCCTGATTTGAACTATCTGGAAACTTACATTCTATAAAGTTATACGATGCCGCTATGTCTGTCGGGCTAACACTTATTGCACTTACAATATTGCTATCATTCAATGCCATTGCAACCGTGTAAGTAGGACTCTGAACAATCACTCCCCATTGTGCGGTTACTTCGTTGTACTTAATAAGTGCATCGCAACATGAGGACATATCCTGTAGGTTATCCATCACCGTGCGGTTAGTGTCTACCGTACCGTTAAACTTAAACCTCGGCTGCGTTGTCGTGCTGCCTGTGTAGGTTGTATAAGTAAAGTTCTGGTTTGAGTAGACATTAAGTGCGGTTAGGCTTGTTGTGTTGATTTGCGCTAAAGGTAACGCTGCGCCATATCGGGTATTGATTAAGTAATCTTGTATACAATCACCCGCAGAATTACGGCTGTTGATGACTTGGAATTTAGTTTGCTCAATGCCTCGAATGTTAGCGGTTTGGCTGTAAGTTATTTGAACGATAGCAAACGCACAATTAGTAAATAGCTTACTGTTTGCCCAAGTGTAAGTTAACCCTGCACTATTCATTAGGCTGATGGCTGATTGGCTGCTATTAGTTGGGCTGTTAGAACCGTTAGAGTAAAGATAAATATTAATCTTACCCGCAATACTTGTGTCCACAATGCCTGTCGAATCGTCTACTAATTCAATAACTTTAAACTGTTCTGTCGGGTCAAAGACAACTCGTTTGCCACCGTAATAAATTGTGCCAAATGTGATTGTGTCTGCTGTCTGACCTTGATTAGTGTTGGTGACTTCGCTAAGTGCCAAGCAGTAATAAAGTTTTTGATTGTCGCTAGTAATACTTAGATCAACAATCGCACCGCCAACCCATGCAGTACCGTACACAACGGGTATTTTATTGTCGGTAGCAGGTGGTATCTGTTGACGATTGCCAGGATTCGGTGAGCCGCCAGAGATAGCGTCCGTTCCGCCTGCACTAGATGGTTGAGTTGGCGAAAAAAATGCTTTTGAAATAACTGCGGCTACAACCATGTTAATTGCCATTGCCGCTACCGCAGCAAGTGTTGCGCTATATGCGGCTAAACCAATTGCTGTGACAATTGTTACGCCAATAGCAAAAGACTCAACCGAGTAGGTCAATGCAAATAGTATTAAAGCTAATTTAAACATCATTGAATCCAGTTTTCGTCTAACTTGGCAAACCCGAATTTATTGTATTTCACATCGGGGCTTGTCACCATCTTGGCTATGGAAAATAACTTAATGCGTCCACTTTCTTTAAGTTGCTTTCCATAATCAACATACGTCTTTAATAATCTATAACCTACTGTAGTGTTTCTACACTCTGGCTTTACATACCACGCTAGTTCATACATCTGGTAAGTCTTATCGCACCATGCCGTGTGACTAATTAACGCCATGATTAAGCCTTTGCCTTCTTCAATAAACACCACACCCGCACCCGCTAGGATGTTGTCTAACAGTCTATTCCAATACGGCTCATTATCTATGTCTTCAAATTGCTCAATGTTGCTTTCTGCTCTAAACAATTTCATCATTTCGATAATCTGTATCTTGTCGTATTTTGTCGCTTTTCTAATCATGTTTCTGGTGGTGCATCTTTGCCAAAGGCATAATTGATCGTAGAGATAAAAGCCACTCTGTCCATAGACGTATCGCCGTTAGCAAAGAACTGCCAACTATTATTGTTGGTGTAGCGTCCTGCAATTCTGTTCTTTAAAATAAGTTGAATGGATGATGCGGAAACCGTCACAATGCCGACAAACTGCCGCAATTCTTCCATCCATTCTTCATTAATAGCAAACGATGAAATGTAGCCATTAAAAAATTGATACAAGCCACCAGTACCGCCCGTGGTTATAAGTGCGCCGCTAGTATCAAAAAAACCATGCCATGCTTCTATCTGTGAACCTTTGATCTGTTGACTAAGCACCCAACCTAAAACCGCTGTATCAATGCCTACCAATGTAAATACAGTTTCATTAGCAGTTGACTTAATATCTTGCTGTGCGTCACCAACACGGATAAGAGAGCCTAACGCATCAAACGGTAAAGCATCTACCGCAGGGACAGTTAGCGCAGACGGTGTAGTAGCAAAGCGGTAAGTTGCTGATGGTGTTGTGACACGCACAAAGTCAGCGTATCTAATATTGTTTGTGTTCTGTACTGGAACTATGTTGTTCATAAAACCGCCTCAAATGCTTTAAAGCTGCCGTTCCAATTTATAAAACTGTCGTTAGTCATTGGCACTAGGGTATAGGTTGGATACTCTCGCAAGATCACGGGAAAGGTTACGCCTGTAAATGACGAACCGCCAAGAGCTATGGTTGTGCCAAACTGTCCAATGACCGCTGCAATGTTTGTGGTTACGGGAGTTATTAAGTTACGGTGTACAGGGATAGAAACCGTTGAGCCTGAACCACGCAATACGTCAGCGGTTGCAATGTATGCGTATCGTCCAACCTGACAAAAATCACCCGCTTTAACGATAAAAGCCGTTGAAGCAATCGATGGTAATGTGCCAAGCGTTAAGTTCTTGTTTGCGCTGCCAGAAGTAAAGACACAAGCCGCTATCTGTACACTCGTCATATCGCCTTGGTAACGAATGTAATTAGTCCATCCGGTTGTACTAAAGTTTAAGTATTGCTCAAGTGCTTTATCAGGTATTCGCAAAGTGTTAAGCAATCCACGACTCTGACTATACAAAAGGTAATTCATCGGAGTTAGCTCAAACGCAAACGGTACAACAGTCAGGATTTCTGACGTTGAGATACGTTGGTTTCTACTCACCAATTGACCGACAAATCTTTGATCGTTTATACCAACCGACTCGCTATTTGCTAGGATAGTTGTAAGACTCATAATTACCTACTTGTGGGCATAGAACGCCCTGCCGATTGGTTAAGTGCGTAGATGTTCATCTTGTTCTTGGCAAGAAATTGTAGACCAGACTGCGTGTCTATAGCTTGCATGTTTTGAATGACCGTGCCGTTATAGGTTACACCGCCACCGCCCATTACGTCAGACAACCGATTGTTTGGAATAATCGTGCCAGAGCGTCCGGGCATGAAGATTTCCGCACCTCGTTCACCAACTAACGTAGGGCTATTAATCACGCCACCGTTTGCTGCACCGGGCATATTTCGTGCCATTACTCCCATAATATCGCCTGATAATGGATTGCCACCCGACAACGGGTTGCCGCCACCAAATGAACCCATAACAAGTTTTAAACCTGCGTTGAACAATGCAGTTGCTTGCGCCTGTAATTGGATTCTAATTAAGTCCTTAATAACGCTGCTTGCAAAGTCTTTAAATGAAAACTTGCCATTCTCTACGAACTGGTTAATAGCACTAGACATCGCACCCGTGACCGCTGAGAACATATCTTTGCCAACCTTAGCGTAGTTCTCTGCGTCCTCTGCGTATTGTTGGAACGCTTGATTCCAACCGTAAGAAAAAGTCTGTTGTGCCTCAATAGAGGATTCCTCTTGCTTGCGAGCTAAGTCAACATAAGAATCACCAAGCATTTGAACGGCTGCGGCTTGTGCATCGTACTCAGCTAATATCTCGGCACTAGCATCACGCCCTGCGGCTGTTTCACGCTTGTCTGCAATCTCTTGTAGTTTCTTACTGGTTGCGTCCAAGACTTCGTTAACTGCTTCCTGAACCCTTCGTTCATTAGTTGTTAAACCCTCCATTTGAGTTCTAATTTTAAGCATTTGCAAAGAGTGCTCACGTTCTCGCTCGTACTCTGATGCTAGCTTTTTTGCTTCAGCTAGCATATTTTTCATTTTGTCGTTAGGCTTGTCTATGCTTGTGAGCTTTGGTGCGTCTGGTTTTGTTGGTGGCGTATATCCTAACAACTCTTTTGGAAATGCTGCGTTTAGTTCATCATTAACTTGAGTTTGCAAGGTTGCAATTCTTGCCTTTGAATAAGCTAAACTTTTATCCCATACCGCCCGTGATAACGCACTACCCTCTGGATAGACTTTATTTATATCGTTTATTTCTTTTTGCAGCCTTTCTATTTCTTTAACTGCATTGGATGACTTGCCAAATACCGCACGTTCCGCCGTAGCTGCTAGGCTGCCAAAAAAACTGCCAGATTGTTTAGTTGCGTTGATAAATCCTTCGGTCAGGTTGTTAAGCGTTGGCAACCATGATTCAGCAATTTGAATAAACAAACCTTTGCCTACCGCTTGTATTCTTGTCAGATTGTCGTTGAATCGTTCGCTTGCTTGTGCTGTATCTGTGCCGACAATAATTCCAAATTGCCTAGCTTCATCGGTTAATTGTTTAATTCCATCCTTACCCGCATTTAGGAAAGGAATTAACTGTGCGCCACTTCTGCCAAATATAGATATAGCAATAGCGGTTTTTTCAGCACCGTCTTTAAATTGTGAAAGTCTTTCAGCGATTTGAATTAATGCATCATCCGTACCTTTAAATGTAGCGGAATCAAGATTCAATGCTTGGAAGCCTTTTAGTGCTTCACCTGTACCCTGTGCGGCTTCGCCCATGCCTTTAGCCAAGCGTCCCATGCTTGTTGTCAATTGCTCTTGGCTAACACCTGCTAAGTCTGCCGCATACGCTAGACCAGATAGACTCTCAACAGTTACACCTGCCATTTGCGCTTGCTTAAATAGTGCGTCCATGTTGTCAATAACTGACTTAGTGTAAGTCGCTATACCAACGGCTGCTGCACCTACTGCTGCACCTGCGGCAACTACTCCGGTCTTTAGTTTGTCTAGTCCCTTCATTGCTCCCGCAAGTCCCGTCTGGAACTCTGCGGTATTTAATCCAAGGACTACACCTAGTCGTGCAATGTTTGCCATCTTATTTACCTTTTAAACAAATGAGCCGGAGCGTTTGGACTCATCATTGCAAATGCCAATAGGCTTTGACTTGCTTGCTCCTTCTTATCTTGTTCTGTCTGTGGCGGATACAAATAATCGTAGGCGTTCGGGATAATGTCTTTTAGTTTAAAAGGTGATTTACCTTTCGGCAACATCTTATTAAATTGCCCTGCGGTCAGCGTTCCTAAAACCTCAAGCAATCCAAGATTGCCTATTAATCCTGCGTGAAACATCACCGCAATATCTGAAAAGGTTTCCTCGTCTACCGTTGCTGGGTCTGTCCCGTGGGCTGTCAGGTACGCTTTAACTTGCCTACGTACAGACCGGATTACTTTCCCTTAGTAGCAGTATAAGACGGGCTTACGGTTTCTCCAATCAATTCCATTAGTTGCAGTTGAATGGCAAACGGAAATAGCTCATCTACCATTTCATATGTAACGGTAGACATATTAAAACCTTCTTCTTCCGGCACTAACAAGCGGATCATTTCTGTAACCCGTGCCTGAATAAGAACTTTACTTTTAGCTGCCTCACGCAATGAGCGACCTTCAATAATTACGTCATCTTCAGTAATCTGTACGGTGTCGCTTGCTTCGGTAAAGTCTTTAGATAATTCTTTGTAGAACTTTTCAACCGCCGCTTCGTCTGGTGTCTTTAGGCGTTCAAACATAGCGTCTGATTCTGCCGTTAAAGGAACTTTAACTTTAAACGTATGTCCGTTAAATTCAAACGTGCGGATTCGCAATGCGTCTTTATTAAACTTACTTCCTAGTGCTTGTGAAAATGTGTTCATACTATCCCTTTCTTGGCTTGTTTTGCTTTGTATTTTTCTAAGCTGAATTTTAAAGATTCAGCCAAACTATCTACGACTACACCTGAGCTCATCTCTAAAGCAGGACGCAAAAAAGGTCTTGATGCTGTGCGTGAATTGCCAAACTCCATTGCCGAAACCCTTTGATCTGTACTGTATGTTTCTTTGCCATAGCTTTGTTTCGTCACTACATCAAAAGATTCTTTTTCGCCTGTTTTTAAATTCTTAAATTTTCTTTTAGCTAACTTTTTGCCAGATGCCGTAGTTACTAAACTAATAACAGCATCGCCTCTTTCAACATACTTTGAGCGTAAATCTTTTTTGCTTGGGATTCTTGTTTCTACTTGAAGGCTTGCCGCCAATGCTCCAGTATCTTTTGGTGCTAAGTTTTTCGCTGCGTTTAATACTGGCTTCATAGATTTACGCACGGCATTACGCATAATATTTTGTGCGTCTTTTGCGCCGTAATCTTTTTGTATTTGACGAAACAACGCATCTGTTTCAACAAAACCTATGTATTCAAACTTAAACGATGTTGTTGCCATTACCGTCACCCTTGATGAGCTTGTGATAAATGGAATTATTAAGACTGATAACGTAGTCGGTTATCTCGTCCGGTGTCATCTTGTCTGCGTGTCGAGCAGCAATTTCGTGAGCAAGATTAATTCCAGTAATACGCTGTTGCGTAAACCCGAACCAATTTTTCATGCCGCTATTTGATTGCTGAAGCAAGTACGCCAGTAATTCATTGCTGTTTTGTATTGTCGTTGTCATGTTTTATTTTGTCTTTGGTTGCGGAACAAACGGATTATGTTTTGCTAAAACTTGCAAACAAACCGCCTCTACGGTATCTGGCTCTGCTGCCTTTAGCGCAGCATCCACCTCAGCGGCATCCACAACACAACCTTGAGCCACAATGTCCAACGATTGATATGTAGATGACAATAGTTTAATTGCGGCTGCTAGGGTCATGTGTTGTTACTCCAACCGTACTGATTACCCCGTGGGTGTACAGTAAAGACACATTTGGATTCAGCACCGGGCTGTGCGTCAATCTGGAATTGACTTACTCGACCATTGAAAGCGTAAGCAATAGTGTTAACGCCCTCAACCGCAGCAATAACGAATGTACGATCAATCACGCCTGAGTAAGCATCGCCACGAATCAAGAGTAAACCTGCATCCGATGGATTCCATGCCGCTGTAATTGTCAAACTTGTTGGTGCTGATTGCGTAGGAATTTTATCCGACTGCCGACTTCCGGCAATTGAAAAGTTAGCCATTGCGTCATCTTGCCCAAACGCAGGGACAGCTTCTACGCTAACTGGTACACCAGAAGCACCTGTGCCGTTCGCTACAGTACCCACAAGCGTTGCGACTTGTGCAGTCCATACCGATAGGTTAGCAGTTGAAAAGGGCGTTGGTGTTGCGCCTGACTGCATCCACATTGACGCAGCAAAGCCGGGTAGTATTTTATTTGGGATAGCCATAATTACACCTTAAGCGTTGTTAGACCAACCGTACTGGTTGCCACGGGGATGAATGGTAAACACAGCCTTGGCTTCTGCGCCGGGTTGTGCATCGATTTGGAATTGACTAACACGCCCGTTAAAAGCGTAGTAAACAATGTTTGTACCTTCAGTCGCACTAATAATAAACGTGCGGTCTACAACACCGGAGTATGCATCACCACGGAGAATCAACAATTGTGAATCGCTTGGATTCCACGGTGCTGTGATTGTTAATGATGTAGGTGCAGACTGTGTTGGGATTTTGTCCGACTGTCGGCTACCTGCAATACTAAAGTTAGCCATCGCATCATCTTGACCAAATGCAGGAACAGCCTCTACGTTAACAAGGTTTCCAGCAATAGCTAGTGGTGCAACGCTTGCGACCAATGATAGTTGCGTTACGGTCAACGGTGTGGGCGTAGCTGTTGGTTGTGCATATAGTGCTGCACTAAAGCCGGGTAACACTTTGTTTGGGAGAGCCATGATCGTTCCTTAATAAAATTTAAATGAGTTCTGTCTTATGTTGGAATGTCCAAGGTGCAATCCAGTATTACTTGCTGCAACCCGATTTCGTTGTCGTAGGTGTTATATAACCAATCAACATCAGCCTTGCTTATATAAAAACCTGATGCTCCGCCGAATTGACCGCTGTAGCCATGTAGCGATTGTAATATCGTATTGCTAATTGTCATAGCATCAACAAAGGATTGTGTGAAAACCGAGATTTGGAATATTGGTCTATCAATGCCTTTGTTGTTTTGATTTGTTCCTGTAAACACAGGCTGATGTACGTTACGCAGATTCCAAGTTAAAAACTTTGCTTGTGTTGCATAGTTGCGATTAAAGTTTGCATAGACAGGAACGGGCGTAACAATAGCCGCCAGTTGTGCTTGTATTGCTTGAGCATATACCGCAGGATTATTCTGGCTCATACTGGCGTGTCCGGATCGTTACGGTAGCAAACAAAAGTCACGCTCATGCGGTTGTTAGATTCCCTAGAGTCAATGATGCGCCAATCGTAGTCACGCCATGTAATAGAAAACAAGTTCTGTTCATCAACCATCAGCTTAGTGTTTGGTGTGTAGTTTAAAGTCAAATTAACTAAGTCAGAATAAACACGATAACGCTCACTAATTCTTACGCTGTTACTTACATCAGCAACTACTGCCCGTGTTGCAAACCATAATGCAATCGTTGTAGTCTGCTCACCGTAAGCATTAATGCTGTTGGTGACGTTGTTTACATCGATGTTTTCGTAACGGGCAATTGCCATCTACATCACCAACGGCTTATACGGACGCAACAATTGCGCTACGCCGAAAGGAATGTCATTTAACTTGGCTTCCGTTGTGTTGCTGCGATTGTTGTAAATGTGCGTTAAAAGCATTAATCCCGCTTGCTTAATAACAGGATATTGACCGACAGGGTTAGCGTTACAAGTGTAAGTAACCATAATCGGGTTCGTTACAAAGTTGCTAACCGTGTTTGGCAAGCCGTTAACGACAACCTTGTTACCAGTTGGGTCGTAGTAATAGGTTGATGCTGCCATCGTAATTAGTACGGGCGCAGTATCGCCATTAAAGTATTGAACCGAATTAATGGTTACGCCTGCCTGCCCTTGAAAGGCTTGTGACACCTCTGGCAAGTCTAGGCTTACCTGACTGCCACCCATGCCGTTAAACGTGCCGTAGTAGGTCTTATATTGGACGGCAAAGATACTCATTCCCAAATAGTCCTCAATAGCCATTCTTGTGGCAAGTTCGATGCTGCTTAGGTATGAATCTTGGCTTTCGTCTTGAAATAGATTTAACTGTTGAGTAATTTCCTCGAGCGTCAACCACTCCGTAACAATGTCACGGGTAACCTGCTCAACTTTTTCATAGTTAAACGGGTTGCGGTTAGTGCCTAGATAAGGATTTCCTGCCAATGTGTCAGACATAATTTAAACACCTACCAGACGCACACCTGCAAACACATCACGAATAGTTGAGCAAACACGCTTCTCTGCAAACAGGTAAATAAAGCCCGGTTGCGTCTGGTCAAAGCGTTTAATGCTCATTAATTCGTTGTCAGCAATCGTAAAGAATTGTGACCATTCGGCAAGGTAGACGGGATATTTTCCGACACCGCTAATGTCCATGTACGGATTAGGAATAACACGATGTCCAAAGATAAATACGACTGCGCCACCATCTTCACTACCGACTTCAATAAAATGGTTTAGACTTCCTGACTGTTTAAGTTTACGCAATACACCAATCGTTGTCGGATGCATCATCCAAGCGGTTGTGTCTTTGTATAAATATTGTGATGGCAATGCTGCTTGTAGGTTTGCTAAATCATCATAAGCAACAGCTTGATGCGCTGCTTGTGCAACCTGTAAAACCGTGTGTACGCCGTTAGTAATTGCAGAACCGCTAGTACCAAAGGCTGCTGCTGTTGTGCTGCCTAGATAGCTGTTAAGCCCACGCAAACCACTTGTTGCGCCAAACTGAACTGATGTGCTTCCAGCTTGGTCATTGTTGAGCATCATTGAGAGGGATTCTTGCTCTGCGAATTCGAGCATTAAATCATCAACGATAGCTTCTTCTAGTGCGTTAATGTCAGACATCACCGCTGTTCTAATTGGTACACCTGCGTTAATTGAACGCACGGGAAGTTGCCAGAACGATGTAGCAATGTTTGGAGAACCCGTATTGTTGTTTACAGGATAGCCCCAAGGGTTGTTGCTGCCGTTTTGAATCAACGTAGCGTTACCAGTTTTTACAACGAACGCTTGGTCTGAACCAATCGTTTCAATAATTCTTGATCCATCACGCAGCGGATTGTGTTCACGCCTAGACGCAAAAGCATCATCATAAATTACTTGACCGCCAACACCCGAACCAGACCCAGTTAATGCGGATGCTTCTTTCAAGTTAACGGTTGCGCTGCCTTCAAGCAGAGCGGTCTTAATGGATTCGAGAATTAGGCTCATATTTATTCCAGTATTTATTAGTAATCGGGGTGAGTTTTGAGCCCACCCCGTTTCTTACTTAGTTTGCTGTGCCTGTTGAGCGATAGCGAATGATTGAGAAAGGATCGACCACGGATGTGGCTAATCTCTTTTCTCCGTAAAAAGTTATAAATCCGGGCAACGTCTGATCGTATCTACGCAGAATCATGTTTAAACGATCAACGATAGTATGACCTTTCTGGAAGTCACCGAAGTACATTGGATACAAGCTAGTTGTACCGACTGCACCAACGGTTGCTTGTGAAGGATTCTCACAATACTTGTTAACGACCACATCAAAGCCAAGCAATTGACCAACAATGCCATCAGCACGAGCAAGACCGTCAACGTAAATTGGGCGTCCTTGCAAGTCTGTCAAACCACGAATTGCTTGGAGCAACACGGGATTAATCACGAAACATGCTGTAGTTGTCCAATACTGTTGTGGCAAGCTGTAGATGAAGTTGATAACGTCTTTGTATGTAATGTTGTTTGCGCCAACGGTATTGGCGTTTGTGGTCAATTGGTCATAAGTTGCAAGGCTATGCAAACCGGAAGTTGAACCTGTGCCGCTTGTGCCAAAGGCTGCGGTACTGATTGTTCCACCTGTGTATGTAGCGTTGTTACCTGCGTATTGGTCAAGACCACGCAGACCGTTAGTGCCGCCGTATGGATTGGATGCAGACTGTGCGGCTTGGTCATTGTTGCCGATCATCGATTGCGCCTCAGCCTGACTGAATTCTGCCATCATGTCTGATACGACATTAGCTTCCAGACCATCGATGTCATCAAGTGCGGCTGTACGGATTGGGAACTGGACGTTCAAATCTTGCAAAGTCAATTGCCAGATATTTGTGTTTTCAGTCGTTGCTGCACCGTTGTTTTGAATGGCATAACCCCATGCTGCACCTGCATCACCAACCTTGGCACGGAACTGGTATGTTGCTCCGTCAGTAGCAACAGAACGGGAAACGCCACGCATAGGATTAAGCAAACGCAAAGGTGCGAATACTGGATCATAAGCTGTACGTCCACCGATACCTGCACCGCCGCCTGTCAATGCTGAGGCTTCTTTCATGTAAGCATCATACTGACCTGCATCAGCAAACATTTTTAGTTCTTTTTCAACCTTAGCACCAGACTTGTAAAAGTCACGGATTTGCTCTTTAATAGTACGGTTGACTTCTTGAGCGATTGTTTTGTAAGTCTTAATAACTGGCACGGCTGAAACAGAAGATACCTTCGCTTCTAGTGCTGCGACTTTTTCCTCGAACGATGCTTTCGCTTCTTCAATTGCGGCTACTGCTTGTGCTTTAACTTCGTCAATCTTAGCTGCATTTGATGCTTCGATTGCGTCAAGTTTTTCAATGATTTTTTCTGACATGATAAGTCCTTAAATACGTTTGGATAATGCCGCTAACAATTCTCTTTCCTCTAAGGCTTTTAGAATGTTATCGGCTTCATTGACCACCGCATCAGGCTCACCCTGCTTTGGGGCTTCCTCAATAGTCTTAGTAGCGTCACGCTGTTCTAATACTTTCTTGAGGATAGAAGATGCGGTGGTCGCATCTTTTCGTGATAGTCCTGCATCACGCAAGACTTTCTCAACTGCTCTAGGGTTTGCGTTTCCTTCAGCGTCAAAATATTCCAATTGTTGGATATTCGCCTCTGGATTATTCGGGTACATAACCACCGAAATTTCACGCAAGCCACCTTTAGTGATTTGGAAATATGCCTCGCTATCGTCTGCACCAGACACAAGGGCGTTGCCTTCAGCGTCAACCATACAGGCTTCATCAGCATAAGCACCGACAGAAACGCCGCCAAACATTTTGGGCGATTCTTTCAATACTGAATATGCGTCTGCACCTGCCATAGTGTTTAGGAATAAACGACCTTTTGCGCTCATGCCTTCATCGTCAAACATCACTTCGTCCCATTGACCGATAGGCATACCAATATCGTTATGGTTTAAAAACATTGGCATTGGTTTTTCAGACTTGGCAAACTCATCAGCCCAATCCATAAAACCTTCTGGCTGATAGTTAAACCTGCGTCCGTCTGCACCTTCTCGTGCGCCCCATGTAGTTACACGGGCTTCAATTGCACCAGTTGGGTTCGCTGCCTCGTCTGCGGATTTACCAAGATCAAGTTTTGCTTCGCAGATTAGAGTGATATTTTTCATTAATTGCCCCAAGTTTTATGGATTGGTCATTATCTTGTATTTTGGGCAACACTACTTTTTTTGGTAGTTTAGCATTAGGACGCTTAATTTGTGTAGTTAATAACGCACAAAGTTGTTTTATGCCCATCATGTCGTTCCAATTGCGGCTCTGCGCTTTTGGTTTCCACCGCCGCCACCAGTATCTTGTGGGCTATTTCCCGTCATTGGCTCTGGTGCTTTGCCTTGAATAAGCTCATCATGTCCGTCCATTTTGGGCATATTGAGATATTCACGGGCTTCGTTTTGCGTGATGATTCCTGCGCTTACACCTTGAACAGCAAAGTTCATCTGGTCTAAAGCTGCGCCTTTTAGGAAGTCTTTAGTATCAAACCTCACGCACAAATTAGGATAGCCTTTAAACAAGTGATAGTTTAATTTCTGCTCAATATTAATAATCATCGGGTACATGGTGGCTTTATAAAACTCATCCATCATTGTCTGGGTGTTGTTGTACTTCTGGTCGGCTATGCCAATCATTGCGGGTGGAACGCCAAACAATCCGCAGATACGCTTCATTGTTTGATTCTTTAATTCTTTGGTTTCCGTGTCTTGCAAGGTCAGCATATCTAAGGGCTGATACTTCATACCTTGGTCTAGTAGCATACCTTGACCGGGCTTACTTAGGTCAGTCTGTCGGCTGCCTGTCATAGATGACCAAGCCTCTTTAAGTCTGCTTGCAATTTCTTTGTATTTAGCGTCTGGGATGACTTGTTCTGTTACAAACATTCCGCTTGGCTTTGCGCCGTTCTGCATAACAAAGTTAGCATACAGGTCAATGTCTTGATCTAATGCGACCAGTTCGGTAGCTAGGATACCTTTGTTAAATCCGCTGCTGCCTTGCCAAGCCGCTTCCTTAATGTGGCAAACTTGATGCGCTGATAGCGGCTCATCTTTGTTAAACCCGTAACTTGGCGTACTAAGTGAGTATGCAGGGTAGCGGGTTTCTGTGAGCCGTGCAGTAATCAATGTGCTATCAAGGTTGTACATCTCGATTGGTGTTTGCATTGATTCCTCTTGTTTGGCTCGCCACCAAAGCGTAAAGGTTTCTCCTGCTAAGTCTTGCCACATTGACCATTGATACCAAAATTCATATTGGCTTTGGAAGTTGTTAGGATTGCGTAGCAGGTTTAGCACTTGCTTGGCTTTTGCTTTATCCCTTGCGCCAATTTTAGGTGACTGCAAAGCGTCAACAAATGTACCGTCATCGCTTTTGCTCATAATACTAATTGGCAATTGTGCTAATGCTCTAGCCTTAACACCCACCGCTGCCATAACTGTAGAGTTACGAGTCAGCATCGACATATCTACTGTGCGACCTGCCGTAGTGGTGCTGCTAGTCGTTACATATAAAAGCTGTTGGCTAACGGTTTGCCGCCCACCTTGCCCCTGATATATGACATTGTTACCTAATTGGGTTTGTCCAAATAGCGTATTTGACTCTTTTTGAGCCGTTTTTTTGCTCTTAAATATGTCAAACATACCCATGTTTTCACCCAATAAATAAACGATTGTTTATCAATTTTAAACTAAAAGCTACGAAAACCAAAACTATTGGATACATAAGGGTTATCTAATGAACAATGCGAGGCAATTATTAAAGCAATAATTCCGTCCACCTTAGCTGATTTGTCAGCTTCGTTTTTTCTAACTTTAATATTTCCGTTTACATCCTCGTAAACCTCGCAGTTACCAAGCTGCCAACCGACAAAAGGGTTGCCGTCATGCTTGATTTGATAGTTAAGGATTAACTTTTCTATATATTTTGATGGGTTAGACAATGTAGCCATGCCCTGCCCGACTTTCTTAACTGGTATCCCATCATCATGCAGACGGGCAACAAGTGACGCAGCATTGTAGGCATCATAACCAACCTCTTTAGCGTCATACAGGCTGCATTGTTGCTTAATGTATTCGCTAATCTCTCGGTCATCCATTACATTTCCTTCAGTTAGTTTTAATATGCCGGATGCAATAGCTACTCTAAAGATGTCCATGTAATGCTTGGGAACGTGTGTAAGCCCTTCTTCTGGCAGAAAGAATTGCCAATGGGCTTCGTAGTCCAATTCGCCAAAGCGTTTTAGCGTACAGACAGCATTTAAATCCCGTGTAGCAGCTAAGTCAAAGCCAATAAATACGGCTTCAGGTTTGCGGTCTTGCTCAACAATAAGGGCTTTTTTATCGTCCCAGTACGCACGGTCTAGCCATGCTGTATTAGCAGATACAAAGATATTTAACGTCTTACAAAGAAACTCGTTAAGAGCTGCGGGTTTAAATTTGGCTTCCTCTGCTCGTTGTGCAATAGCTTCTTCAAATACGCTGATGCCGTGCATTGGGTTAGCCTTTTGCCAGTTCACAGGGTCACGCCAATCGTCCTGTGGGTCTAGTCCGTACAACAAGCCAAACCATTTCGGGTTGTCTGTAGCCTCGCCATAAAGCATGGATTGATACATAGACATATCTTCATAAAACTTGGTTTCTTTAGTAAACGATGCGGTAGTGATGTAAATACGCAACGGATTCTGCCTAGCCACCATGCCAGAATGCAGAACCTCTATTGAATTTCGGTCAACAATCTGAGCTGCTTCGTCAATAATTACGCATGATGGGTTCTTACCGTCACCCGTTTTCTTGGTGTCTCTGCTTAATGCTTTAAACATAGATTGAGCGTCACCAACCTTTTTAATCTCGTATTTAGATTGATTAAATAGGTTGCTAAACTCTTTGGGCATATTGTCTATAAAGCCCTTAGCGGCATCGAATACGATAGTCGCTTGTTCTCTATTGGTTGCCAGAGTAAAGACCTCAGAACCTGCCTCACCACAGGCTAACTCGTATAAGGCTATTACCGCTGTCAGCGTAGACTTTCCCGCTTTGCGTGGGATGTACACAATGACATCCGACACCATGCGCTTATTGCGGTCTTTCTTATTGCGAAAGCCGTAGATAGCAACAATCAGGAATATTTGAAAAGGCTCAAGCTCTATAGGTTGCCCTGCCTGATGTCCCTTAGTGTGGCGTAGTTGTGACGCAAACTCTAAAACGTGTTGCGGGTAATCTTCGTCAAATACCCATTGCCAATCTTGATTCTCGTACTGGTTAAGAAACCGTTGGCAAGCTAGGCGAACGTCACGGCATACATTTATGTTACCAACCGCAACTTGTTTTGCATATACAACACCGTCCGTCCAGTTCACCCCTTCGCACCTCGTAGAAACTTGCTAATGCTTGAATCGTCATCAGGCTTTTTAACGCTTAATCTACCTCTAGGCGTTAACCCTAATTCGTTCATTAATTGAATAATTAGCGTTGCTGCTTTGTTCTTAATGCCAACATAAGGTGATGCGCCTGTAGTCTTGCCATCGTTGTAATCAACAACTAATCCCGTCTGTGCTATTCCTGCTACACAAGTTACATATGTTTCTACTTGGTCAGCCAACATTGATAGCGTGGTTTTTTCCTGTTCGCTTCCAATCCCGTAAACCTCAAAAAGATAATTAGATGTTTCGGCAATAAAGGTTTTTCTATTCCATGCGCTTGGGTTGTCTAACCATTCGGCTTCTGGAATTCTTTTTTTAATTGAGTCAGGAACAACCGCAGTATTCTGCGTAGACTTGCCTTTTGGCTTTGTCCCGTCAATTAAGTGAAGTTCTGGAGGTTTTTTGTTCATGGTTTTATTTTACTTAATAAACCCCTCCCTCGTCAATTTGATTTGCAGCTAATTGTGTGCCGAGCTTGCTGTAGGATAAACCCCATTTATTTTAGTTTCTAACTTTTATTTAGGGTTTGCGACTGCGATACGATAGTCTTGGGCTATGTAATCCCTGTCACCATACGCTCTAAAGATGCCTTGCTGCTCTAGTTGCGTCTTTGATGAGTGACACGATGGGCATAGGCTTTGGTAGATGTTGTGTGTGAATGCGTGTTCACCTATCTGTTGCCAAGGGAATATGTGGTCAACGTGTTCGGCTGATCTAATGATACCGTCTGCCTTACATCCTGCACATATAGGGTACTGGCTTAGTTGTATCTGTCTGAGTGTGCGCCATTGCTTAGTGTTGTACTTGTCTGACGCATCCCTGCGCTTGTCTGTCTGGTTGTATCGTGCGTGATTAAATGTATCCCGTCCTCCATGCTCAGTACATAGGCTGCTAAACTTAGCTTTAGTGTTCTTGCATCCTAATGTGCTGCACTTAGTATTGCTTGGGACTGTAGGCATTAGGCTAAGAATCTTAGCTTATAGATAGTCTGGGCAATGAGTGCTGCCATCTCGTCTAGGATGTTGAGTAGTTCACTATCTTGGGGTAGGGATGGACGGGCTTGCGTAAGGTAATCAGACAAACCAATCATGTATTCAAGCGGCTTAGTGGGTGCGGTATAGGTTGTGGGGTAGTTATCCACAATGCCGTAGATGCCTTGGTATGCCTCTACATAATCATCCAGTATGCCGTCTATGCCCTCATAGTATCCTTGCAATGCCTTATGTTCGCTGTATGAGCGTGACTGTAAGTGCAGGATATGAGCGTTAGTCTGGCTATGCAGCATCGTCATAATGAAGTTTTGAATAGATAATGATGCTTTGGCTTCTTGCTTATAGTACGGGTTTACCATGATTATTCCTTTATGGTGCTTATGGTTATTGTACAACCGCCGCCTTTTTTAATCATCCCTCGACATATGTATATTCTGTCGAACTGGCTGTCATCATCAAATAGTCCTGCATCTTCTAAACTATCGAATAGAGCCTTTAGGCGGTTATCTAGGTCAATAGCCCGTTTATCCCTTGGGAAGATAGTTATCGATGCTCCTAAGCGTTCCTGACCAAATTTAGGTAGGTTGTTAACGGAAACGTATTCTTGTACCGCTATCTTGTAATCCCTGCCGCCCTTGCTTAATACCGTGCGACCTCGGAAGTTGCGCCAGTAAGTGTTGACGCTTGGTGGTAAAGGTAGCTGCAAGGTTATGGACATACGATTAAGCCACGTTCAAACAGTTCGCCAATAGTAAGCCTGTGTGCCATTTCCCAGAATTCCCGTCTTTGTTCTTTAGATAGCTTATTACCTTGGTCTAAGTCCATATGACAGCTAAAGCATAGTGCGGCTATTCTATAGTCTGATGCCTTGATGCCTTTACCCTTACCGTCTAATAACTGGTTACTGTGTGCCGCTATTACTGTTCCGTCCTCTATATGACATAGTTGGCAGGGTAGTTGGCGGCAAGCCTCTAAGAGCTTTTTATTTCTGTACATTGTTCCGCCCATTGTTGTAAATCACAGCTTAATATTTGAATGTCTACAGCAATGTCTGCGGCTTCCTCATAGTTATGCTTATTTACTGCGGATTCGTAATGGTTAAGCAGGGCTTTAATCGTAATAAATGATAGTGCGTAATCTTTCACTTTGCGACCTCTGGAAAAATGTTCCACTCTTTTCTGCGTTTTTTTGATAGCTCAATGTACTTTTGATATGCGGCACTTTTAGTAGGTGAAAACCCTAAACCCTTGCACCAATAATCATTACGCAAAAAAGTTTTGCATATTTTGCGCCATGTAGGTACTTTCCCTGCGCTTTCTAGTCTAACTTCAGCTAAATCAGGTATACCTTGCTCATACCCACGCTTAGACCACCATTTAATGTAAACAGCTAACTTATTTTTGTAATGTTCGGCTGTTTTCGGAGGCATTGTGTTTAACAAGTGCTTTGCAAAACTTTCGTATGTATGTCCTTTAGGCAATGAAATATGATGATTACCTAATACTGCGCCTTTTTCTGTTGAATACAATGCGCCTGTATTTGCACCCGCTACTCGAAGGCACACTTTAGCCCACATTGACGGCTCTACAACTTGATAAAGCCATAAACCTTTTCTTGCTTCGTCGCCAAATGGCTCACAAATCCTCATTTGACTAATCTTTATGCCTGCTTGGTGCATACGGTCATAAAGTTTGTTATATGGCTTATTGGCTTTTGCAAAATACGTCCAAATATCTTCAGTACGCCAATCATAAATTGGATAAATATTCCAAACATCAGCGATGGCGTTAGTAGTCCATGCTTTCCCGTCATACTTTGGCTTATCGCTTCTGGCAACAGTTCTAAAGCGATTTAAACTTTCGTCTGCTCGTATCCCTACAAAACAAGCACACGATTGACCTTGTGCGTACCATTCGCCAAATTTAGGAACAAATTCTTCAAATGGCATACCTTCGTAATAAAACGGAAAATAAGCCATGTCAGTAATGCTTTCAGGTTCAGGTTGTCTAACCCATAATTCTTTTTTCTCGTTGTCCCATGCTGTCCACTCAGGTTCAATTTGACTGCAAGCGTTCCATGTCTTAATCGGTAACGCAACCCAATACGGCTCAATGTTGTCAGCATATTCAGCGTACATCTTTTTGGCAAAATCAATAGTTAAACCAATTTGACATTCCCAATCAATAAAAAAACAACCTACTTTGCGATTGCGTTTTTTTGCCTCATCCATTACTAAATGCAACATTACCGCAGAATCTTTACCTGCACTAAACGACAAATATATTTTTTCAAACGTGTCAAATGTCCATTCAATTCGCTGTTTAGCGGCTGTTAGTACATCAATACCTATCTTATGTTTTGGCACAATATTTTCCTTTCCAATATGCAATAGCGTTATCTGCCGCTTGGTTTGCCAAGTCTTGTTGCTCTTGTGTCAGCGTTCGCCATGCTAGTCTTGTTATGTCTTCTGGTGCGTTATGGTTTATTGCACATCCTGCGTGACCAATCCATGCTTGATGATTAATTGACGATGCAGTTAAGCTAGCTTCACACGAATACTTCCATTCGTCAACGACTTTTTTCATTGCTGTTTCAAATTTGTTGCAATCCAACATAAGTGCCGCCGATTGATCTTGATAAAATTGTCGGTCTTGTACTGGCACTTGTTTCCACATATTGGTGTTGTATTCTTCGCACAACTTATAGTGGTGAAATACTCTTTTAATCTTCATCAATCAGCTCTTGTTCTTGTTCGCCAGTAAACGATTCGGCTTCCCATGCTTCGGAAAATTCACGGTCTGCAAATAGTCCTGCTAAACCCGTAATCTGTTGCAGTCGTAACACTTCGTCCGATTCCATGCCAAGCTCTTTAGCAATCTTTTCATCACTCCAAAATCTGCGTTTTAATTCAACAACAATTTCAGACATAGCCTCAACCTTATGCTTTCCTCTTGCTCTGTTATGTCGAATAGTTGCCGCCATACGGTCGTTTTTATCTTTTTGGCTTGATCTAATTTGGACTAATGGAAGGTAGCC